GCTCGTTGATTAGTGCGCAATCTACTGACGTGATGGCAATTGATAATCTTATTGCGAAATGTTCAACTATATCCCATATACCGCGATAATCGCCGCAAAGGTGTATCAATTCGCAGTTTTCTCCGATTTTGCCCGCAAACTGCACCAATGGCTGATTTACAAGCATATCGACGGGGTGACGATATAAACCGTAGCCGCTAAATGAACAAATCTGCGGTATTCTGCCATATTGCGGCGTGTCAATTACACCAATATAGCCAAGAGAAAAAAGCACATTTTTGAAATAACGCTTTGCTTTGCGCCAAGACTTCGGCAATTTAAAAGAAGTACCCGCAATTGCTCTTTGCCATAATGCGCGCATATAAAACGCCGTGTTTTCGTCATTCTGTACACGTCCCGCTACACTGCGCATTGAATTGTATTGATTTAGTCCCTCATAGTCTTCGGGTATTTCAATTCCGTACATATTGCACCCCCTTATTCGATATAAAAACCACTATTCAGATAAGCGTCAATTTTGTTTAGTATTGGAGCGTCTACCGCCGCCGATACATGCGCATTTGCACACTGACAATATCCACTTAGACCCGATAAAGTCATTGGTTTCATTGTAGGAAGACCCATTGTTGGCGCCATCTGTGATGGTTCGATAACAGTGGGGTGTGCAACGGTAAAGCATTTCAAGTCTAAAGACAGACCGACGCCCGCGCCGCCGCCAATTCCGCCAATACACGAATTATGTGTTGTATTCCGTATATTTTCTACATCATAACCTGCCATAAAGCCTTCAAACATCGAACCCGCCACAGACGCAACTGCACTAATTGGCGAAATTGACGAATGAACCGCCGTTGCAATTGATCGGTCAATTCCCGCCATAGCCGTTTGCACTATTTCGCCCGCACTAGCTTGCTGACTTATTCCAATAGGATAGTTAACCGCACAATTAGCGCCGTATGTTCCGATAACTTGAGAACCCGCCGAAACTTTGTAAGCTATGCAACCATCAGTCGCCGTCGCGCTCCATTCTACGGTTATACTAGCTTGATTTATTAGTTCATCGCTAGAAAGCGCAACCATTCCCACAAGTGGCAAATACAAATATACTTGCTCACATACACCACGCCGCCAATCATTAAACTGCCACGGAATTTGTATGCTGACCGTATTTTTTACGGGTGAAGTTTTACAACTGTATGCAGTTGCACCCGTGTCATATACTCCAAGTTTAATTGTTGTGCCGCCCCCATCAGCGAAAGAAGATAGAAAGAACGGCACCCAAATACATGACCTTATACAATTCGGCGCATCGGTATAGGCATTTCCGACAATGCCCGTTTTCAACATGACAGTATATAAATTCGCTGTCGCTTCCTTTTCGTCGTTGGGCGTCGGAAATGGTAAAGCTTGGAATATTTCGGTTTGTAAGTCTGATGTCCAATTGTTTATCTCGCTAATCATTTTCTTGAGATTGGTTTTATCAGTACAATATACTTCACACCCGTCTTTGCCAATTGCCGATAAAACATAAAATCCACCGTCAGTAAATAGGAAATTCATAGTTGTTGACCTTTGCGCCACTGTCGCATTTTTCTGCACAGGTATTCTGGTGTCGGGCAACCAAATACTACTCATACTTGATGAATACGTGACAAACTGTGTGCTATTTAATATTTCACTCTTACAAGTCGCCAACGGGTCAAGTTCTAATGATACTTCCCATATATCATTATTTCGCGAAACTTTATCAGTAACAAAATAATAATTATCGTTATATTTTGCGTAGTTATAATCAAAGTCGCCTGAATGATTTAATGTAATTGTCGGTTCGTCGATTGACGTTGGTGTTTTAAAAAGCACATCATAAGAGGCGGAAACCGCCCCTTGTAATGTGCTATTTTTTCTTTTGGCGACTTTTCCGAATGTAAAAGTATGCGCCATAGTTTACCCCCTTTAAGGTGTTACGGTATCAGCTACAAGAACAACAAAGTTCTCGGTAAAGTCGTTCCATGTTGTCTGTGTCCAATGCCAAAAGATATTGTAATATCCGCCGCGTGGGTTGAATGGTGTTGAACCGCTCCAAGTGCTACGCTTTACCATTCCGAGAGCGTCACGATCAAACAGTGCGCCAACAATGCCGCTTACGGTTTCCGCGTTGGTTGCAGTTGTAATTGTGCCATCAGTTACATTGAGATATGACGGTGTTGCCATTACCTTGTAAGGGTCGTCGATGTTCTGCCAAAATGTAACTTTTTTCATACCATCGACAATACTGTTGAGCTTGTCGGGGTTGTATGCGCCCGTCTTTACCATTGTTTCAAGGTAGTTCGCAACGTTAGCGGAAATGTATTTCCTCATTGCGTCGCTATTTGTAAAGCGCATGATCTCTTTTCCTGCAATGTTCATGTGGTACTTTGTTGAACGCTCTCCCATCTTCTCCATAAGGGTTGTGAGATAGCCCGCAAGCCATCTTGTGAAGTTGTCATAGTTGGCAACTGCAAACATGTTAGCAGGGGTCAAAGTTACGCCCGTTTCGTTGTAATACTCCTGCAATACATTGATGACGTTACCGCTGTCAGCAAGTGATTTTGCAGTAATAAAGTTTGCAAGGATAGAACGCGCAAGCGCTTCCTCAATCTGTTTGTGTCTGTTGCTGATATGTGTCATCAGATTAGAAATAAATTCGCCGAACATTGCCGCATTACGCAGGGAGCTGTCGAGCTGATCTCGGAAAATCGTAATCGAATCCTGGTACTGATGCGCTCCGTAAAAGTTCGTCTGCAATACCTTTGGTTTCTTTACAACATAAGGGTCAACTGACTGCCCGTCTGTCAGTCTAAGACGATCGTCAACTGCATCAAGGTCGTTGTCAAGATAGTTGATTTTTCTTGTAACAGCTCCGAATCTGATCTCGTCAACAGAGAGGTCTTCAAACTTCTTGTTGTAGACCCTCATTGAAAAAATAGTGCGGTCAAGTACCTGTGTAAGTGCGGCGATGATAGGGTCATAACCGCCCTGTATCAATGTTGTGCCTACGGTTGTGAATTTGCCCGTGTCAGTCACTGCAATTGTTGGTGTCTGTCCTGTTGCCTGCTCATAAAGCGCGGTCAGAAAAGCGGCAGACTGTTCAAATGTCATTGTATTTACGCTCATTTTTCACCCTCCTTTTTGTCGTTAACAAGTGTTTTTAAGATCGTTGTGTTTTCAGTAAGTGTATTTTTTAAGTCGCCGATTGTTTCGGTTAACTTACTGTTTTGATAAAATAGAACGCCGCAAGCGACAATGGGAAAACCCACAGCGGACACGGCTTGCATAATGGTGTTAAAATCCATCTTTTCACCCCCTTTACAACGTTTCTATAAAAGACTTCATTACGTCGCCGACGGCGTCGCCCGTTTCCACTGAATCGGTTCTTACTCCATTGGCGTTGGCGTCCTGCAATGCCTTGACGGTTGCGGTCAACCCCTCAACAGTTGATGAGAGTGTTTTCACCATATCGGCAAGACCGTTTTCGTCTACCTTGCCCGCATCTTCCGAGCCTGCATCGTCCTGCTCTTTGCCCTTTGGCGTATCGTCCTTTCCTGCGTCTTCGTCAGCTTTACCGCCTGCGCCGTCAGCGCTCTGCATTGCGTCAATGTCGGCTTTTGTATAGCCTGCGTCAAGTAGTTTGGTGATGGTTTCAATGTCCATGTGTACCCCCTTATGATTTTATTAGCGGCGGTTTGTTGTCGGTTAAATTTAAAAGTGACAACACAGTATTTTGAGCCGCCGCCCATGTGCCCCGATTCCGTCGGTTGCGTATGCACTACTGTGTTGTCACCTAAATAGTAATATAAAATTTTTATTTGTGCAATATGCACAATAAAACGGCGCAGATCGTACCCGATCCACGCCGCCACATTTGTGCAATTATAACAAATCGATAAAATTAAGAAAATAATTCTTGACAGTCATATTTTGGAAAGTGATTTTGCCGCGCATATATGCCGCCCTTATTTCGGGGTAGTCCTTGATAAATGTCATGCGCCCATAATCGCTGTCGGTATATGTATGCGGGCATTTGCACCTCATATAGTTTGTTACATATAGCGTTTTTTCAGACTTGTGCAGATGGATTATGACAGTACCAATCGCAATAAGTGGCTTGTATTCCTGCAACGGTCTTTGGTCTACGTCTGAATAATCGTTATATGCAAATGCGTTTTCGTATGCCATTTGTGCGAATTTAGAGCTGCCCCCGATTGCCCGATATAACGCTGTCTGTTTTCTCTTCTCGGTAATAACTGACGAATCGGGCAACAAAATCATTATGCCCCTGTCTTTTAATATGCGCGATTCTTCGTCGCGCAGGTTCATGCGTTCTACAATGTCAGTGATGTTTAACGCCTTTAATATGTCGTTATCGAGGTTGTTACTGTTTGCGAGTAACCAAACCCGCAACGGCTTGCGCCCTTCAAGTTCGCGGTTTCCTGCAATGGTCGTGTACATGTTGTTAAAAGCATCGTCGCCGTGTCTGACCTTCAACAGATGTGACTCTGGTATAAACTCATCATACACAACGTCTGTGTAAATATCGCCGTTAAAACCTCTTATACGTCCAATCGAGGAAAGTGCACCCGCCATTCCGATAATTGTCTTTATCTCATTTCCGTCTTCGTCTGCGTCAAGCCTTGAAATTGATGCAGTATATTCTGTTTCAGAATCAAAGACAATGCGCTTTTCGTAGCCGTGTATTTTCTCAAATGGCGAATTGACGTTGCGCTTTAACATGTCAAGCTCTGTTTTGACGCCACGCAGTAAAACAAAACGCTTGTCAGAATCGAGCATGTATTTTAAAACATTGTAGGTTTTACCAATCTGACGTTTACCGATAATTACGATAAAGGAAATGTTATTACGATCGGCAACTGCATCAATGTGCGGCGCATCGAGCCAACCGTCGGGCGTATATAATTTCATAATATTCTCCTTATTATTTCCTCATAAATAAGTTTTGAAATGCGGCAAATCAAGTTGTTGTAGTTATTTTGATTCATTGCGCCAAGTATTACATCTTCACGGTCTATTGTTATAATATAGCGCATACTGCGCATATCTCTTTCTATTTTAATCATGTCGCAATCTCCTTTGAAATGTCAACATTGCCTTTAATACCTGCAATGCGCCCCGTGCTAGTGTATTGCCACAACACAATATTTGCGCCGAATGTGTCGCCCATTGTGCTGTTGTAACGCGCAAGCCATATAGGGAATGAGCGCCACACTTCGTCAATAATATTCTTGAGATAGTTATAATTGAAGTATAGGCGCAGTTTAACAAAAATTCCGTGTAACTGCATTTCGTCGATGTACCCAAGTATAACCGCAGACGCCTGCGACTTTGTAAAGTCGCCTTTGTCGTCACTTTCAAGATCGAGGTATAAATAATCGTAGTGTATGCCCTTGACAGCAAGCGCCGCAATGCACTTACGACATTCAACG